CTACCCCGCCTTAATTTCTCCGTGTGGAACCACAACCCAGTCGATATGGTTCTGGGTGTAAATCTTCGTCGACTTCGCATCGCTGTGGGCCATTCGGCCTTGCGGATCGATTCCCTGTTTATCAAAAAGGTGAGCGGCCAGTGCTCTGATTTCGTGAAATGTTGGCCTTTCATCCATCTTGAGGTGATCACATAGCCCGAGACTGTCACGCAAAGATGAAAACGACCGGCTTAAATAGTCCGGGGCCACTTGCGTTGGATGAGATACCTCTTTGCTCCGTTTAACCTGGCGGTCTGGTATTCTGTGGACAACGTAAGGGCTGGCTACACTATCCCTGCTGTCGTCTATTATCCGCTTTAGCTCTTCACCAATTGGGATCGCAACGTGTGACGCTTCTTTTTTCTGCACCTTCTGCCTGTGAATGTATAGCGTTCCATAAATGCCATTTTCTGGCTGAGGCAGCCAGACGCAGCCGCAAACACCGTTTTTTGGTTTCGAGATAGAGTAGCGTATTCTGGAAACTTCCAGCCTTGCGTGCGTCGTCTGTAATGCCAGATCCATTGCAGTTCTGAGCCACGGTTCAGCTGCTCGCCTGATTGCCGTAAACTGATCCAGAGATAAACGCTGTCTTTTTTTCTCTTCTATCCTGCGCATTTTTTTGCGTGTCGCCGGGTTTTCAAACATTAGTGATTCATCGACAGCATAAGAAAATAACTTTTTCAGAAAGCTAACTTTTCTGTTTTGTACGTTTGCCGACGCATCAGCATGATATTGATTGATGTATGCGTTTACGTGCTCCAGTTCGATATCACAAGCAGGGATATTAATAAAAAATTCTTTCACACGCAGGACATCATTATTCCAGTCATCAAGAGTGCTCTGTGATGGACGTTCATCTTCAATAGCCCGCGCCATTATATGATCTACATGTTCGGCAAATGGTTTTGCTTCACCTGCAATTCCACCAGACTCTCTAATTAAATTTTCAATGGAAGGTGAGGTTGCTGGACGCATTCTCAGGTTATATTCTCGGGCTATAGCAATCGCAATAGCCCTGTCTTTACCTATATTCTTTTTCTTTCCCGTAATCAGCGTAAATTTATAAACACCGCGATCTTTATCAAAAACCAGATAGTCTGGCAGATGACGGTATTCTATTTTTCTTGGCCTTGCCGCCATGGTTAGCCCTCATTAATTAACTGGCGAACCGTGTGACTAACCATTGAGTCGACGCCCCATTTTTCTGTCTCGCAGACAAACACAGATCCATCCACGATCCTTCCCATGAGCAAACCATTTTCGACCCAACGCTTAATAGTTCGGTTGTCAGGAACAGAGTCTTTGGTAAATTCACGATTGCCCCATTGACTTGCTTTCATCAGCTTTGCCATGGCTATTTCTCCATAAAGCCCGGCTGCACCCGGGCGATAAAGTTAAATATCGTTGCTGGTGGTAGGGATCAGCTTCTGCTGGGCGGCTGCGAAATGCTCAGCGCCTTTAGCCCAGATTTCTTTGATAGTTGTCCAGGTGACAGGTACTGTGATTTCAATTCTCCCGCTGCCGTCGCAGGTTTCGCACTCATCATCACCAAAACACTCAGGGCAGTTTATGAATTTCGTTTCTGAAAACTCACCGGACAGCACACTCTTTGCGCCGTTCTCAGCGGTTAGTTTCTTCGGGACCAGCACGTAACCATCCGGAGTTACCGGAGAGTTGCCAGCCTGGAGAATAGATTTCAGCGCTGCCCTTGGCATTGCCGACCAGGCAAGAAATACGTCTGGCCTGTCGACATCTTCTGTCGGGAGAGTGTTTTCGATTTCGTCCAGCGCATCACTTAGCTTCTGAAATGCGTCGTCTGGAACAACGTGGCACTCTTCGCCATCAACATCTTGCTGACAGCTATCATCTGCGAGTTCGAATGCGGCCCCGCAAACATTGAGCAGCATTTCAATAACGCGACGGTGTTCTGCTGTTACGCAATTCTCCGGCACTACAGGCGCTGGCGGGGCGGTGTATGGCTCTTCATCGAGATCGATCGGCGAGTTACATTTCGGGCAGTAACCATCACAATCCCCAATCGCGGAAACTTCAATCTCATCTCTGCAAGACCAGCACTGAACTGTTAGCGGCGCTGGCTGCGGCAACATGGCTTTGAATGCTTCGATATTGGCGTCATGTTCTGCGCGTTCTTCTGGCGTCATAGCGACAATTTCAGCGTAATAGTCGGCGCGACGTTGCAGAGCAGTCAGCAAAGTTTCTGTTTTGCAGCCTTTGCCAATGATAAGACCTGGCTTTAACTCAACGGCGCACGGAAGAGTTGCAGGCTCTACCGGCGCTGGCGGGCTACCCAACTTGGCCCGGGCCTGCCATGCTAACCATGCAGCGTTTTTCGCACCAACCCCAGCGATGGGGAGATTGTCTTCGTTATTCCATGCGTTGAATGCCGCGCGCTCGTCTATCGTCACCGGTGATGGCGGGGTGGTGTAGAGCGGGCCCGCCGCGACATCATGGCGACGCCAGCGTATATCACAGGTTCTTTCCTCATTCGGCGATGCCCAGGAAACGACATCTGCTACTGGCTCCGCCTTCCTCGCTGCAATCAACTCAGCAATCGCTTTCACAGCATCAGCGATGATGTAATTCATATTTCCGCCGTTCGAGTATTGAAGAGTACGCAGGAACGCGTCGCGCAGTTGGTGCAGTCGCTCGGTCGTAAGCGGGCCGTGCGCCGGGTGGCTGTTGCTGTCACTGCCAGCCTCAAGCGATGCCAGAGCGATTTTGAAGATAGCCGCATCAAGTTCAGCCTCTTCAACTTCTGGGTATTTTGCAGCTACTGTAAGCCGGTGCTGAAGTTTTGCTATTAACTGCTCTTTGGTGAATTGCATTATTTAAACCTCCCACACCTTTCCACAGGACAGGCATACGGCTTTGCCGTCGTCGCAATCCAAATTTACATGCCCGCACTTTGCAGGCTCTGCGGTTAGCGATGCCAGCGCGATACGCGCCAGCTCTCGAATTTCATCACCGCAGATATCTTCGATATCATCACGGCCAGAAATGTTAGAAAGCCATTAAAGGCGTTCCCTGGTAATAGTGGTCATTTTTTACCCCCTTTCGGCGCATGCCCCGGTGCGTAGCAATTCATGCGGTCTTTCGAAACTTTCCAACCAGCCAGCTTTATTTGGCGATTTACTGCTGCTTTATCATCGCCAGCGAAATCGGCATATTTCGGCCTGCATTCCTCACCGCTTTGACAGCTATCACAATCACAGTAAAGGTCAGCGCTATAGCCCTCAATGACTCCCATTTATTCCCCCTCACCGATGCCAGCGGCGCTTTCTAACAAGTCGTCTGCGGCCTGAATATCAGGATGCTCGTCATAATCTGGCAGATAGCGACGGGCGACAGCGGCGAGATTGTTTAGCACCCTGTGATAGTCTGCTATGCGCTTCTCTGCGGCATCCAAATCCTCGCCTAACTTCTGCGCCATCTGAAACCAGTTAGCTCGCTGTTCTTCTTTGGCTTCCAGCTTTGACTCCAGATGATCGATATAGAGCTTCAGAACGTC